AATGAACTTGTCATGGAACCACCAGGATGAATTGTTGAGAGCAAAAGAACAAAAGGAAGAGATGAAGGGAAATTTTCCTAAAGCGGTGAACGCTTTGTGGCGATATTGAGGGGCAAAGAACTTGAGATAGCAGTAACCATCAACAGTAATGAGGTTGGATGAAAACATATCGTTTGTGATTGGGTAAGTTTGAATGCTGAGCTTGACGTGGTTAAAATGAAGATTGAGCAACTGGAGAGTTAACTAGAAAGAAAAACCCCATATGAGGCGCCGCTTTAAAGTGAGGACACGAGACTCCAGTGATCTCCGGATTTTGTTTTCGCGTCGGCTATCACCTAGACCGGCCAATTGGCAAAGTAAGTCGGTGAGCAAAAGGGGCAGAGTGCGGGTGTGCTCGTAACTAAACAATTTGCTAGTTACAGAGGACTGTAGGTGCTGATGGAAGTAATCCATCAACCACTGAAGGGCCTGCAATTCCTCAAATGAACAATAATCATAGAGCGTATCGCCCATGGTGTAACCAGTAGAAGCCTCGTGAGCGTAGGAATCAAGAACTTCAAATTGATGATCATTGGCAATGTGGTATTGAAGCTTGAGAAACAGCAATATTGGGTCTTTATAGATGCCTCGTTGTGTGATTTTCCACCCACAAAATGTGGGATGGGTGGTGAAAACCGTTTTGCACTCAGCTCGCAGAAATCGGCGCATGTATTGCCACAAAACGCTCTCGGGTGGTCGACCATTTGTTGCCGAATCATCCCCGCCAATTAACTGAACCATCTTCACGGGAATGTCGTATATCACAGCCTGAAGAGCTTCATTATAGCGGCAATTTTCATCATAAGTGCCAGGCTCCCCGGTAGTGCGCTTCGTGGCGACAGGCCCGATTATATTGGATGTGCTGTCCAATTTGAAGTGTCTGTACAATTCTTGATAAAAATCAGGGATGTTGTAACGGACCATTATTTTGTCTTGGAGCGCGACGCTTTCACCCTGCTGAGAAGAGTCGAAGGCTGTGATATCACATTCAATGGATTCCCCATCCTTCCAGTTGTCCTTTGCGAAATCATTCATCTGCTCATTGGTGGTTCCACAATGTATGAAGACGTTGTCGGGGCGATCGTGAGTGCACATCTTGCGAATGTATCTGTTCACGGGTCCCAACCAGAGGACGATATCGTCTGTGCAAGATGCAAGAGTCTGACCGGCTTTCACTGGGATCATGAAGGCCTCCATTTTTGCTTTAACTTGGGACTTGACAAAGTGCTCCAGCCAAGCAATGGGTTTGTCGGGATCTGATCGATCAACATTATTCTTAAGTTGAGCAATGGTCTTTCCCGTGAGCTTGACGGCTTCATTTTCGTTGATGCATGAGACAAACAACTCCCAATCGAAGGCATAATCCCTTTCGATTTCAGCTCCCCAGCGCTTCATGAGGCGTCGGTAGAGAATTTCCCCAATCCAGCGCTCATTGTGGTACTGCTGACGATTGGCCTCGGGCGTACCTTTGGTCAAGCGTTTTTTTATGGTAGCCAGAACAAAAGCCTTGTCCTTGGATGATTGATGCGGAAACCATCCGCCCGGTGAACCAATTGCGTTTTGACGTGCATAACACTGAGTGTAGCCTAACGAAGTCAGGAGCTCACGCGCCTCCCCATCAAGGATCTTTCCTGTCTCACAGAGGTCAGCGATCTGTCGAGGATTAGCAATTGGAAGATGCGTTGTGAAAGGACACTGTGACTTGAGTGTGTTGGAAGGTTCAAATTCGGGAACTGGAGGGGCCGGAATTGACAACAAGTGGGATTGAAGTTGATGGGGTGCGCGGTCCCAAGACTCAGTCCACATACCACTGGCGCGAGGAAGCGTGGTTCTAGCATTTTTGATTTGATTGATCTCGGCTGGTGGCAGCCGCTTCATGGTGAGGCCGTTGAGCTCTCGAGAAAACAATTGAGTATAATCAAAACCAGGAGAAGGACCACACGAGACTTCTTGCGGGTGATTAGCTGCGAAACTGAGCAGCGCGCCGATTAATGGATGGGCGCGCATTCGCTTTGAGGCGGTACCGTCAATGAAGATTATACCTTTGCTGCACCGAGTGATCATGCTGACGATAGTTGTATTGCCAACAACCCCAAAAAAATTGTCCTTGACGTTTATTTGAATAATAGGCCATCGGGCCCCTTGGGCAATGGGTCCGGTTTGGGCGTCAATGCCCTCAATAGCCCAACCCACATTGTCGATGCCCGTGGAGTTGAGGAGAGGATATCGGGGTGAAGTTTCTTGTTT